AGCTGCGGTGATGGAAGAGTTGGGGCTAACAGATCAATACGAAACCGCCCTGGAAACCGACAGCCCGATCAGGATACCTTTGCCAGATTATGCATCGAATATTGCCAGGAACCCCGAAGCGCATGCTGCGTTGATTCCGCATGCAAAGTTTGATGCTGATGGGTTCACTCCTACCGAAGCGCGGCAACAAGTTGAAGATGCAGAAAGGCTCGATGACGATGGAGAAACTATTCTCCGCAAGCACATGGAAGGGCAAAAAGAAAATGATACGTTTGACAACATCTTAAACGACCAACGCGACCAGTTGATTAAAGGCGGAATCTCGGAAGAGAACGCTACGAAGATGGCCACGCTCTACGCTACCAATCAAAGGGCCATGGCCGAGGCTATGAAAATGCCTCTTGAGGAATACAACAATATTATTTCTCTCAAGGCCGATTCTATAAAAAAACCCCTGGTGATGACAGTCGAAGAACACCAGGCAATGGGCGATCCTACGGTTGAAGAGTTAAGAGAAAAAGGATATGACGGTTTTCGCGTGATCGATGGGGATAAAACTGTACGCAACCAATCACTAAAAGGATTGGAGAGAAATAGAGATCAGCAACAAACCCAAACCTTAGACCAGGCTACCGCAGCGGTTAAAGCAGAACCAGGGTTCAAAGAGTTTATTAAAGACTCTAAGGTCGTAGATGAAGCTGGTGAACCGATGGTTGTTTATCATGGGACTGATAAGGATTTCACAGAGTTTGACACTTCAGACTTTGGTACCTGGTTTGCTGTCAAACCAGACCTTGCTGGTGACTATGCTCAAGACAAAAACGAGGATACCTCGGCTGGCGGCAGGGTTCTTCCGGTATATCTTTCTATCAAAAATCCGCTAAAAATACCTAGAGAGGTAGACCTGGATTTCGAAAATGAAGTAGATATGATGCTTGCCAATATTAACGCCGCAAATGGGACATCATTTACACCAGAGCAAATAGGTTATACAAAAGACAGCATGCATTCCCATCCAGGGTGGGAGGCACTTGCCATGAATGATAGATTCTTAAAGGCTGCTATGGATGCTGGCTTTGATGGTGTTTCAGCCTACCAAGGTCAAGAATTAACTTTCAACGCCTTCCATCCAGAACAAATCAAATCCATCTTTGCTAAAAAGTTCGATCCTGCTAGTCCTAATATTTTAGAGCAAATGTCTGAAGATGAGATATTCGCCTCTCTCCCAACCCCCGAAGAAATATTTGGAGTAGATAAAACTGAAGAGCTTTACCAATCGGAACCAGGGAAAAAGAAAGCTAAGAAGCCGAAGCCTCCTACAGTATCAGAACAAACAGGGAGCATGGATACAATTTATCCAGAGGTCAACGAGGCTTTGAAAGAGGGCGTGGGCAGGATGAACAGGGCCGAGCGGACCATGTTTAAAAAGAACATAAAAGCGCATGCCGGTACGCTTTGGGCTGCCGCAGCGGTTCGCGGTGTTACTATTAGAGAAATATTCTTCCGCTCGATGGAAGGCCGCAATGTTGATGAACTCCTTAACAGTAAGTTGTGGGGCAAGGATAAGCTGGGGCGTTACTCCATTATAAAGGATTTCTTGACAGGTGATCCCAAGCAGGTCGAGAAGAGAGTCAAGGGTTATACTTTTATCGGCGACAACCGTAAGGCGGAACTAGATATTTCTGGTTCTTTTAAGAACTGCAACCCCAGTAAGAATTGCGCTAAGTTCTGCTACGCAGCGGACGCTAATGCGCGACCTACCGAATTAATCAAGGCAGAGTTTACAGAGTGGGCGGCGGAGAACCATAAGGATGTTTTAGCGGATAGACTGTTCGAAATGTTTGAAGCAACCGACCAGCATGAAGATGGATTAGCGTTAAGGATTAATGATAAAGGCGATCTCTCTGAAGCGCAGTTGGTCTTGATACAAGAGATGAATCGGCGTGGAGTCAGGATGCAGATATTTTCTAAACGCCCAGACTTATTACGCAAGGTAAGCGACTTTAACCTCAAGATGCTTTCTATTGATGAAACCAACTTTGACCTGGCGATGGAAAATCCTGATTTGCAACTGGCCGTTGTTATCGGGAAGGGGATGACAGAATCGCAGATAGCGGAGATCAATGACAGGGTAGCTGTTTACCTCCCCATTAACCAGGGGAAAAACTCAGTATCCAGGGCCGAGGTTAAAGAGAGATTCCCTACGGTATTCAACGAGATGACGCAGAAACTTTGTCCGGTTGATGGGGGGAAACTAAAAACTAAGAGGGATACACACTACGTTGACATTATCGCTTTAAAGCCTGGGACCAAAGGATTGTGGACTTGTGGGGCATGTGATATGCTTGGCGCGGCTGGATGTTTTTTCGGTAAGAATAAATCTGAGAATGTTCGCAAGATAATAAGTCAGATTCGCCAGGCTAACGGCTCGGAAGAACAAACACGCAAGGGCGTAGATGAATTTTTAAAACGCGCTGAGAAGGACTTAAAGAAAGCTAAACAGAGAGGTGAGATAAATGAAGACGAGTACGCAGGTCTTATCAGAGCTTTATATGAAGGGAAGCGCAATATACGGACAGACCTTGGACCCGACACAAAAGGCGAAATTGACCGCGAAGCAAATGGTCCAGTTACAGGTGATGCAGAAGAACGAGGCGGAAGCCGACCAGGGACTAGCGGATTGGGAAGCCAAGCAGCAGAAATCCCCTGGAACGAAAAAGGAGAAATAACAAAACTATTCATCCGTGGCCCTTGGGATGAAAAGATTATATCCGGCGGTAAGACGCTGGAAGTCAGGGGCAGAGCAATCCCAGCAAAGCATATAGGCGTACCTATCGTCTTAAAGAATGAAAACAATGAAGCCCTTGGAGAGGTAGTGTTCAAGGGTTCTCGCCAGGTTAAAACCGCAAAAGAATTTAACAAACTCCGTAAACAGCATCAGGTTGAAAAGGGATCAGAGTTTGATTTCGGCAGCCGCAAAGAAACCCATGTATGGGAAATTGAAAGTGTAAAGCCTTACACGCAACCGCAGAAACTTGCGCCGATGAAAGGACAAGCTCCTTTCCAGGTAGAGAAAAAGATAGAGGGACCACAAGAACTCTACCAAGACGAAGTTGCCGAAGAAGTAAACCCAACTTGGCATTACTCTACTCTCGCAGACGCAGTCCACAACCTCAAGCCTAGCAAGGCCCAACCCAAGTCAGCCGAAGAATGGTTAAACATTATTCGCAAACTCCCTAAAGTTAAGGCTGGAGAAATTGCGGCTACCGGCCTGGAAAACTATCTAGCCCTTGACCATAGAAAATATTTAATTACAGAAGCTGAAAATAAAGTTAAGTCGGCACAAGAAAATTTGGAGATGCCGTCCACAGCTTTGACGTTGGCGTTCCGCCAAAATAAACTAGACGAAGCTCAAGCGGAGTTAGATAAAGTCCGCAAGATGAAGCAGCCTAAGTTTACCCATGACCAGATCAAACAATACCTCAACGATAACGGAGTCAAGTTGGTTGATGTTACCAATGGGATTCCGCAGGATGGCAGCGAGTTCGCCTGGTATACAGAGAAGCTGGAAGAGATTGATCGTTTGGTTGACGAGCGGTCCAAGGAGATTATTGCTGAGAGGATGGACGACCTTAGATACGACCTCCAATATGATCGGGCCGAAGCAAATAGAAAAAAACTTAAAGCAGGAGCGGACCCTATAGAACTCTACGCAGAAACCGATCCATCGGACGGAACACGGATATACGCGGACTACAATACAGGGGCGAGGGTTGCCATGCTGATGGAGGATGAGCAAAATTTCGCAGTCATAGATTTGGTGGATGAGGAGTATAGCTTTGTCGAAAAAGAGATATTGGCATATGAAACACATGTACCTTTATTCGGAGAGGAATTAACAAACCCTATATGGATAAAAATTAGGGAGATGAAACGCAAGGCCAGGGAACAAGCGGAAGCGGAGTTCTTAGACAACCGTAACCAGATCAAAGACAACTCAGAAGGAGTTACCAAGTTCACCAACTGGATGCATGAAGGCGGCAAGGATTATGTCGAGTGGTTAATCACGCTGCCGGGAAATAAGATGGCGGCACTTACAGTACCAGCCGAAGCTCTCGCGTTGAGAGAAAAGATTGTAAAATGGGCAGAGATGAAAGCGAAGGACGCGCCAGGAGGGGGGAACCAATCGCAGCGAGTGGCAGCCTGGCTATCTGATTTCAAGGTCAATGCTGGGACCGCAAACTTCCTTGCCCTAAAGTCTAATAGCGATATTTTTACCAAGGAGGAGATGCATTACTACTACCGCCATGCAGAGAGATATTTTTATGTAGCCGAAATCCCATCATTGAAGGAAACCCATGGCACTCGCTTCTTTAATCCTCCTGCTAAAGAATTTAAACACGATTCCCATTTCCCTAATCCTAATATCCTGGTGCATGTCAGAGCGGATGAAAGAGTCGGGGAGCGTATTATCCTGGACAAAGAAAAGAAAGCCGAACTCGATGCAGCCCAGGCCGAGTGGAAGAAAGCGGACGACGCATTAACAGTAATCCGCAAAAAAATGTATGGGGCTACTCCAGAAATAATGCGAACCTTGTATGCGCCAGAAACCGAGGCTCTAGAGGTTGTACATAAAAAATCGGCGGTAGTCCAAGGAAAATTAAAAGATTTGGAAGGTTCCGACGCAAAGGCAGCCAGGGTTCTTTACATCCAAGAACTACAATCCGATTGGGCAGATGCGAGGCGCGAGTCAGATGCACCGCCAGCCCCATTTGTAGATGAAACTAAGGACTATACCGCCTTGGCACTCAAGCGGATGATCCATCATGCGATCAGTAATGGTTTCGATCGTATCGAATGGACAAGTGGGATCCAACAAGATACCAGGTATGAGATGGAGCGATTCATCTCCGGCATTATCTGGAACCCTGATACCAAGGTCCTAAGAGCCAGGCCGCGAGGAGAAAAGGAATTTGTCGAGATAGCGGACCATGTCGAGGAAGTTGATCTGCCGAAGTATATCGGAGGGGACGCGGCAGCCCGATTGATCCGGTCTGAACCGCCATCGCCGAGAGTTATAGCTAAGTTTGAGAAAGCAAAGTTTGATCGGAAGGAAGCACAAGAAAAGTATAGGGCTGCTGATCTTTCCATTCCTCCTCTGTTTGAAAAGTTTGAGAGAAAAATTGGGTATCCAGAAGCGAATAGAATACCGGAAAGTCAGAGAAACCGTATAAAGAGTTTGGGAGCGAGTCGAGGGGAAAAGGCAGAAACTTATTTTGAGAACTTTATGAGTTTTCTAGATGGGTATCCAGAGGTGAGCAGGGAAGAAGTTTTTGCATTAGCTAAGTCCGTAGACAAGTTAGAGGCGGAGAAAAAAGAAGCTATGCTGATGGAAACTAGGGCAGTTAAAAAAATAAGCCAACTAGAACGAAAGACAGGTTCTGTTATAGAGGACCTAGAAGCAAACGATAAAGCGTTGTCCGGCATAGAGGTCCAGGTTGCGACTGATGGCATGAAAGATTATTACGACAAGATATTACCGAGTGTCGCTAAAGATGTTTTGAAAAAGCTAGGGGTCAAGAATGCGAAGATCGATCCAGCTGGTGATCTCACGCCCGAAGAATATACCAGGGGTTTTCAACCAGGCTTTGATCTTGACCAGGTTCGCGAGGCTCTAACCGATGAAGAAGGTAAAACAAAAAGGATTGCCCTATTCCAGGAGAAACAGGGGTTAAAGCGAGGGGCCTTGCAGTTTGGTCCGGATATCAGCAAAGGGGATAATGTTATTTTGCTCCTGGAAAACGCTGATCTATCCACTTATCTCCATGAACTTGGTCATTTCTTTTACGAACAACTACGCTACCTGGCAAACCAGCCTAACGCACCGCAGAAAATCAAAGATGATATGGACAAACTGCTCAAGTTTGTCGGCGGAGAAAAACTTGATCTGGCAGCCTGGAACAATATGACTTTAGAGGAACGCCGTACCGGACATGAGAAAGTGGCCAGGGCGTTTGAAGCATACCTATTTGAAGGCAACGCCCCTACCCTGGAACTCCAAGGAATATTCCGAAGTTTTGCCGCATGGATGAAGCAGATATACACAACGATTCGAAGTGGTCTGAAGGTTAATCTTAGTGACGAAGTGAGGGAAGTGTTCGACCGTATGCTGGCAACCGATGAGGAGATCGCAAACGCCAGGGAAATAAACAGGATGAAACCTCTGTTTGAGAATAACGAGGTTATCAAGATGGACCCTGACCGGTGGCTAGAGTACCAGCGAGCGGTGACTAACGATGTAGAAGAAGCGGATGAGAAACTGCGGACTAAAAGCCTGGATAATATGAAATGGCTCCGCATCGGGACTAACCGTATCCTGCTAGAAAAGAAACGAGAAGTTAGAGATCAAAGAGAAGCGGTCAAGAATGAAGCAGAACAAACGGTCGCAGAGAAGCAAGAATACAAATTGGTTGCCTGGTTACGGCAGCCGGTTGATAAGAAAAAAACCACTAAAAGCCATAAAACAGATGTTACCCCAGAGGTAGATTCCTTATTTGTAGCTATTGGGAAACTAGGCGGGATTAAACAGGATGAACTGTATACCCAATGGGGCGTAGATAAGAAAACCGAATACGGTACTTTCCGCAAGGTTGCCAGGACAAAAGATGGGTTAAGTATCGATGATATGGGAACGCAGCTTGTGCAGTACGGATACTTGCACCCCCTCGGTCAAGACGGTAAGTACGAGCCGCATGTATTTGAAGCCCTTTTCGTTGATGAAATCTCCGGCAGAAAACATAACTCCGTAAAAAACGATCAGTACGAAGCATCGGAAGCGTATGAAGATAATTACTTTAAATTCGCCCAGGAGGAAGGGCAGCAAGGCAAACTGGAAGACGCGCCACATCAAAAGATTTCTATCCAGAGTCTAATCGATACATTCGGCAACGAAGAGGAAGCTATTTGGAAGACGCTGCCAAAAGGACGCTGGGGCTTAATCTCCGACTCGGAAGACGCTATTAATGTAAACCTGCTTAAAGACCTGGCTGGGTATTCCTCGGCAGACGAAATGATACATGCCCTGGTTAAAGCGAAACCGATGAGAGATGCGATCGAGGAAGAAACCGACCGCAGGATGCTGGAACTATTTGGCACCCTGGGCGACCGCGCAAGCATAGACAAGGCGGTTGATGAAGCTCTTCATAACGAAGCCAGGACCAAGGCGGTGCATGCAGAGTTAAGCGCATTGGCCAAGAGAGTCGGTAAAGGAAATGTTTTGATGAAGGCTGCGCGAGCCTGGGCGGAAGAGAAAATCGGCAGGATGAAAATCATGGATATTAAACCGAGTCAGTTCGCAGCTGCGGAAGCCAGGGCTAACCGGTTAGCAGAGAATGCTCTCAAGCGCGGTAATTTAGATGAGGCTACCGACCACAAAAGGGCTGCGGTATTAAATCATCACTTTGCAAAAGTAGCGTCCAAGGCTCTTGAAGAGGTAGACAGGAATGTCCGTTTCTTTAACAGGCTGGATAGCAAGGGGGCCAGGAAAGCTATTGATCCAGAATACATGATCGAGATCGACCGACTCCTGGGGAAATTTGATATTCGAAAAAGCGTCACGCAGAAGGCCCTGAAACGTAGAGAAACGCTATCTCAATGGGTACAGGCAGAACTAGCAAAAGGGAATAATCCTAATATAGACCCAAGGCTCCTGGGCGAGATTGAACTCACGCATTATCGACAGGTCCCGATGGATGAATTTAGAGGGTTGTACGATACCATAAAAAATATCGATCACTTGGGAAGACTCAAGAACGAACTTCTCCTGGAACAGGAAAAACGCGATGTGCAAGCAGCGGTCAATGAGATTACGCTTACAATCAACGCGACCGCTAAAAAGAAAAAGATCAAAGATTCAGACAAACGATTAGGGTTAAACAACCCCCAGGACCAATGGAAAAAAGACAAGCTGAGTTTCATGGCAGAACACCGTAAATTCGGGAATATCGGGCGTGTTTTTGATGGTTTAAAAAACGGTCCATTCTGGCAGTTTGTAACTAAGAAGATGAATGCCCAGGCGGATTGGCAAGCCGAGATGCAGGAAAAGGCGAACATCAAGCTCGGTGAGTTGTTTAGCGTTTATAACACCCTGGAGTTTACTACCCTAAAGGGCGGTTTGTATAAGTTGGAGTATGTGCCTGATATCGATATTAGCCTGTCAAAGCAAGAGCGTATTATGATTGCTTTGAACTGGGGGAACGAAACCAACCGTGCCAGGGTGACCGATGGGTATGGCCTGTCCGCGTCCGAGGTTGAGAACCATATCCTTTCCACTCTTGATGAAAGGGATTGGACGTTTGTCCAGGGGATGTGGGATTACATCGAAGAATACTGGGCTTTGATCGAGGCAAAAGAACGAAGGGTTACAGGGGTAGCTCCGGAAAAAGTAGAAGCATTACCGGTCAATACAGGCACCGCTGTAGGGCAAATCAGAGGCGGATACTTCCCTATCACATTCGACCAAGATGAAAGCAATATCGCGTTTGACAACCTGGCTAAGACGGCAGCTGACCAGGCGAAATTAGGTGCCGCTGGCAGGGCTACGACAGCGCGAGGACATACGAAGGCTAGGGCGGAGGGCGAAGTTAATATTAAAATAAAGGCTGATTTCGGAGTTATCTTTTCGCATGTTCACCAGGTAATCCATGATCTTGCCTGGCATGAATGGTTGATCGATACCAATAAAATCCTGGGGCATCAGGATATGGTGGATGCGATCACGGCACATTATGGAGCAGCGACTTATAAGGCGTTAAAAAATACAGTTATCGATATCGCAGCTGGCGATGTTCCTTCCGTACAAACCCATGAAAAAGCAATGAACTGGCTCCGGCAGGGTATGTCTATAGCAGCTATGGGATGGAACCTTGGGACTTCTTTGCTGCAACCGCTGGGACTTACTCAGTCGATGGTCCGAGTCGGTCCTATCTATGTGGCAAAAGCCATGTTGAGGTTTTTTAGTGGGGCAGCGGCGATGGATGGTACGGTTAAATTCATGTACGAACATAGTTCTTTCATGCGCCTACGCGGCAAGACGATGAATCGAGAGATCAACGAAATTCGTAACAAGATTGCCGGTACTGGTTTTGTCAGTAAGGTGAGAGGGCCGATAGATGATACTTTCTTTTACCTGATCGCTAAAGCGCAGTTGATGGCAGATATCCCGACCTGGCTTGGGGCTTATGAAAAAGCCCAGGCAGAGAATGCCAGCGAGCAGGACTCGATCGCGATGGCAGATCAGGCGGTGATCGATTCCCAGGGGTCAGGACACATTAAGGATTTGGCAAGCATTCAGCGAGGCGGTCCTTTGAAAAAGCTATGGACTAATTTCATGTCCTATTTCCAAACAACCTATAACCTCTCTACAGACAGTATTAAAGGGACTAACTTTAAAAGCCCTACTTCAATCGCTCGCCTGGGGGTTGACTTTCTTTTGCTCTACACTTTCCCTATCCTCATCGAAGAATATGTCAGGGGGGCGTTGTTAAGGGGAGAATGTGACGATGGCAAGGATTGGGCATGTATGCGCGACAAGATCGTGAGGGATCATATCGCATATCCATTGAGCGGAATTTTCATAGGCCGAGAGTTTGTCGGGATGGCTCAAGGGTTCTCCCAGTATCAGGGACCAGCGGGTATGAGGGGGATTGCAGAAGCAGGGAAATTCGCTACGCAAGTGGGACAAATGGAGAATGATGAGAAGTTATGGAAGGCTGCTAATAAAACAGGCGGCGTGTTTTTCCATTGGCCAGCGGTCCAGGTTGAGCGTTTGATCTGGGGCAGCTTAGACCTGGCAGAAGGGAAAACAGATAAGGTAACAGCCCCATTATTTGGGTACTCAAAACAATAGGTTGTAAATTGACACATTAACAAATATCCTATAAACTGAAGGTAGTATTCTGGCTAGATGCCGGTCTTACAAGCATGGAGGCTTAACGTGACGATATCCACTGAAAGTATTAAAGCGGGACCATTTGCAGGGAACGCTTCCACAACGACATTCGCATTTACCTATAAAGTATTTAGTTCGACCGGCTCAGACCTGGCGGTCGTATTCACCAACTCATCTGGCGTTGAATCAACCAAGACATTAACGACCGACTATACTGTCAGTCTAAACGCTGACCAGGATAACAATCCTGGGGGATCGATTACGACGACCGGTGCATGGAGTCCAATCGCGGTTGG